CTCCCACCAGGACTTGAACCTGGGGTGGTGGATTCAAAGTCCACAGTGTTGACCAACTACACCATAGGAGCTGGAGCCTCAACTACTATATCAGTAATTTGTTTCTCTTCTTTAACCTCGTAAACATGTTTAAAGTAATACATGAGGAAGCAGAAAAGACCAGCTGCCACGTTTGTGATGATCATAGGTATGACAGTGTAGTGGAACGAGTACACGAGGGATAGAACACTCGCAGTCAAGTTCAAGTGAAGGAAGTTGTAATTTATGGCTTTGGCATCTTTGTGTTTGTACACGTGATTAATTTCAGGTACGAACATGACGACGATGAAAGCTGACCCCAATAGACCGCATACATCTATGACGTTCATCTTACTCGTAAGTATTTTCTAACGTTTAAGTAGGTATGATACCACTTCTCATCTTGGTGTTGGTGTTGGTAGTGTTCTTCTACTACAGAAGAACCACCGATAAAAAGAGACGATACGATTACAAATGTTTTCTTCTCACCGTCAAAAGTCAGAAGGACAGACAAGAGAGATTTTTCAAGAGTCACAACGAGGACATCCCGATCGAAGTCATATACGGCCCCGATACGAGAAAGATAAAAGTGGCGAGAGAGTTTGAAGAGTACATAGAACCAGATTATTTTGAGAAGGCGATAGAAATGCATTATAATCCAGATGTCAAAAGACCTGATATCACCTACTTCAACGTTGGGGCTATCGGATGTTTCATGGGACACATGGACTTTTACAAACGCTGTTTCGAACAGAAAATTGATTACGCCGTCATGTTTGAAGATAACGTCATCGTAAAGTCGGATACATTGTACGACCAAATTCAAGCCGTCATCGACGAGAAGGGGGATGACTTTGAGATGTGTTTTTTCCACTGTCTCTCGAGGCTTCCCGAAAAGAAGGAGGGAACCCTGGAAAAAGTGAAGTGGATTTCGAGCACGAAATGTTATCTCGTGAACGTCAACAATATGAAAAAGTACGTGAAATATTTTTACCCGATGGACAATCACGTGGATATGAAACACGAGGATCTCATCGAAAAGGGTGCTCGTGTGTATTACAAAGATTTAAGAAGGTACATGATGATAGATAGAACACATAATAGTATGATAGGACACAGGAATCACGGAAATCAAACGTTTTTTTCGAGACAGTATCCCGGGGCGACACCGGGTGATGTTAAGTGGGGATACTGACATGAACAGGTCTCTCTGTTCGAATGATGGATAATCCGATATTTAATAAAGTCTTCACCCATCCAGACTTTACGAATACCGTCGTGTGATCTATATACTTTTTAGAATTGGGGCGATGTTTGTTGAGAACTTCACGCATCGAGAGGACACGACCGAGCGAAGCCTTCTTACATCGGGTCGTGTCCAAAATGATATGAACCTTTTCATCGTGTGACCACACGTAATTGAAAAATAAATCCATGTGTACTGGAGAAGTCACATCCGTGATGTCGTACTGAAACGTCTTGACCATATTTTTACAACGAGGAAATAATCGTTGTAAAAATACCCCCGCTGGGAATCGAACCCAGAATTTGACTTCACTTAATTGGATGTTACTCCATTACTAGCATACGCGTGGTATAAGAATCATATGATAACCGTTTCATTACAGGGGCTCAAAACTCGTAAACCGTCCCATGGGTTCTAAGAAGAGTTCTCGTAACTTGATCTTTCCTCGGTCTGTACCTTTAACTAACTACATTTTCATTTTAATTAAGTAAACTGTGAGAAGTACACACGACACAAAACAAATGATATTTATATAATCCAAACTCTTTTTTATGTTATCATATCCAGGTTGAACTTGTTTATGTATACCAGATGGTTTAACTATCACATTTTCAACAAAATCCCAAATATACCACCAACCTTTACTTGCATTTTCAGTTTTTTCAACTTTCTGATATGCTAAAGGTGTATTATGGGTATATTTAGAAACATGTCTATTTGTTTCAAAATCTGCATGTCCTAACATGAAATCGTGATCTATAGCATATTTCATATACTTATTGTTGTAGATTGTAGCATGTGCGGTGAAGTTACATAATATTAATTGATGTCGTCTGTTACTTATGATGTCAAATGGAGATACAATTGGAAATATAGATCCAAGGTTGTAAACAGAAGGGTTGTTTTTCATCAAAAACATATTCAAATCCTGATAAACTTCTGGATCTGTAATTCGTTCATCAAACTCGCAATCATCTTCTAAAACAAGGATTCTCTTGTAACCCCGTTCAAGTGCATGTTTGAATATAGTCTTAACGGCATCTTCTAAATCAATGTTCGGTTTGTTTTCACGTAAAAACTTTTCACACTTTTTGTAACCATAATTGTATTGAAAAACAATTTTAGAAGTTGGCTCAGCTTTCGTAATGTGCTGATATATTTGGTGCTCCCTAGGAGAATCATGCATGATGAGGACATACGTGCAGTCTACACTAGGATCTAAATTGCCGTTAGGAAGTTGGTAGTCTCTGTAATAGTAACAGCTGTCCATTATATTACATTTACATTTTTTTACCGATTAAAAATGTAATTAGAACAATACAAAGTACAAAAGATAATATGGCTAGATAGTTAGAATTTTTTTTTATATTATCGTAACCAGGTTGAACTTTTTTATCAATACCACTTGGTTTTATTATAATAGATTTAGTTAGTGTGTATAAAAATGGATAACTTTCTAATGCATTTTCTGTTGCCGTAAGTTTTTGGTATGCTAACGGAAACTTATATGTGAACTTGGAAGAGTATCTATTCGTTTCCATGTCAGATGCATCAAATAAAAAATTTCTATTACTAGAGGTTTTCATAAAATTTTCACTGTACACAGTTGCGTGTGTGTGGGTATTCCAAATCAAACGTTGGTGTTTATTATGTAGTACTACATCAATGGGTGAAAGTAAAGGTGTCGCACTACCAAAATTATATACATCTGGATTTTTCTCTATGAAAAACGTGTTCAAATCTTCAACGATTTTTGGATCCCTGATACGCTCATCAAACTCACAGTCATCTTCTAAAACCAGGATTCTCTTGTATCCCCTATCAAGTGCGTGTTTGAACGCGGTCTTGTAGGCATCTTCTAAATCAATACTTGGTTTGTTCTCGCGCAACGTTTTGTCACACTTCTTGTAACCAAAGTTATATTGAAAAACAATTTTAGAAGTTAGTTCGGCTTTCATGATGTGCTGATATATTTGATGTTCTCTTGGGGAGTCGTGCATGATGAGGACATATGTACAGTCCACACTAGGATCCAGGTTACCCTTTGGAAGTTTGTAGTCTCTGTAGTAGTAACAGCTGTCCATTACAATACTTTAGAAAAATTACTTCTCAGGTTTAACAACTTTGAGATCGTATTTATTTTCACCACCATACACAAGTTTTTTGTACAGTTTTTTTATAAACTCCGGTACATGATTACCATTTGCCGTCACATCAGCCATACCTGGTAAGAAACATGACATACGTCTATAAAATAGAGTATTCTTGTTGGATGTGTCCTTTGAAGCATCACCGACGCGGTAGTACTGCTTGTTAAACTCTCCAATATTTTCTAAATCATCCCTATGGGTAACCTTCATTTGAATCCTCTTATTGTCATTATTCGCGTTGATGGCACCGGAGTGGATTAAGTTCGCATCAAAGAGGATAGCCTGCCCAGGTTCACAACCAACACTCTTGATTGATTTTGTGATGTAAATCTTATTTCTCTCATTGTGGGACTTGGGAATCACATCTAAACACGACTTCATATCTTCCAAAAAGAAGATGATCGTATAAGAAGGGTGTTTCATTTTAGGATTTATAACATCTCCATTCTCATCTCGGTGACACGTTGAAACACTGGACTTTTCTATGGAGAATATATAGTCCGTAAATACATACTCTTCACCCAGCAATCTCTGTAGATTCTTCAAAACACCTGAGTGATTATGTATAAATTTTTTAGCTTCAATGTACTTTTTGGAGTCAACCAATCCAAGAATGTAGTTAATCTCACTCTCATTGAAGGCGTCAAATACATGGAATCCACTATCAGTGACATCCTCATCCTGTATAAAACTAACATGATTAGTTGTAGTTGCATATGCAATTACTATTAGTAAAAGTAGTATCAAAAAGATTCTCATGTTACTTCTATTAATAGTATAGTATTTTATTATTCGGACCCCTCTATTAAAATAATTTCAGCAACTTGGCCAACTCGCCCATCATGACCATCTGTTGTGTCATCACCATCAACTTGGCGGTATCCGTCTTTGGGCTGATGTCACCGTATCCCACACTGCTCATCGTGGTGAACGCAAAATAGAAAGGATCGAGAGAACTTTTGAACCCAAAATGCTCGGGTCTCATCTGGCTATAGATGAGTCCGTACACGATCGTCACGGTGAGAATGTTCAAAAAGATCTTCATTCTTAAAGTACGTGTAGAAAATTATACAGATTCCATTCGTTCGAGTTCATCCATTTCTCGACTCTTTCTCCGCGTGACCCCCTTTAAACCCTTTAACCATCGCGCGACCGTCCGTTGAGAACCACTCACAGATGCCGTGTCATCGTCTACGATGATGGACAAGCCGTTACACACATCGGGTTTATTATCTTTATCTGGGAATTGTAAGAGGAAAGCCTGAATCGATATAGCCGGTATATCTGGAGCTTCGTCCAACAACTTGTCATATTCTTCTCGAGACTTCATGAGAAACTCAACGACATTTCCTCGATGTTTGATGTCCAAAGACAGTTCCATGTCAATGTTTCGATAGAACTTGGACCACTGCACACACATAGCTGAATGTGCCTCAGATAAAGGTAGAGACTGACTAAACTTTGATATACTCGTCAAAATTCCACCCAAAACATTTAGGAAGGCAAAGAAATACTGAATGATCATTATATTGTTTTTGGTATCTTGAGATACATCTGCATTCCCACTTGGATTTAAAACGGCAAAACCACCAACACCCGTTATGGAGGCTATAATAATAGAAGGGTAAGACAACCAATCATTCTGTCGTTTGAAATAAAGTCTTGAGTGATTGTGAAGCCACCTATACCCCGCCGCGCGTTCAGCCCATTTCTTAAGCAACTTTTCTTGCTTCTCACACCATTCACAGTTATCTTCACTCATGGACTTAGATTATATGGATATATTTTTCGCACATTCCCTGGCTAATTGGTCCACCGCTTCGTTCCGGGGATTTCCGTTATGTGCCTTTACCCATTTCCATTCAATCATCTTGATTTTTACACGGAGTTCATCGATTTGAATCCATAGTTCTCTATTCTTAACATCCCCGCCACCCGAGGTTTTCCACCCATTCCTTTTCCAATTATGTATCCACGATGTTATTCCTTGTTTCACGTAGTTACTATCCGTAAATATACGCACCTCTTGAATATCTCTCTTCACAGACTCTTCAAGAGCTCGCAAAATAGCTGTCATCTCCATGATGTTATTGGTGGTCTTTGCCGAGGCACCACATAGTTTAAAGTCTTCACTTATGGCGGCCCATCCTCCTCGACCTGGGTTTCCGAGGCAACTTCCGTCTGTGTAGATTTCGTACATGATTTATCATCAGGTGTCTCTTTTAAATCCCTATATTCCGAAGCCTTCTTCGGCGTTTTACAAATCGTATCACCACAGTGATCTCTGTTCTGATACACGGAGTTTATGGATGTTGAAATTTCATTACACGACTTGAGACTCCAACGTCCTAACGCAGGTTTTTCAACTTTAACAAAAAGTTCGTGAATTCGTTTGAGTAACATGACTATTCAAGGTGGTTACTCTTTATTCATGACTTTTTTCTTACCAGTCTGCTTACTGTGTGCACGTCTTTCATCAGCCTCGATGCGACGCAATTTCATCGTGACTTCGTATGTCTGAGGCTGCTTTAAAAGTTCTTCCTTGAGTTTTTCACGCTTTTCAGCAGTCTGTCGTCGCCTCCTCTCGTTATAGTCCGCCCTCGACTGGTCGGAACGAACATTATGAACATATGTTCCCTCTTCATAAAGTTGTTTCATCAACTTATTGGGTTCTTCGAGTTCGGGTAATCGTTCGACGTGTCTACCAGATATACCATGTAGAGCGTTATACATTTTTCTTTTCTCTTCAATTTCTCGTATGGCTTCATCTTTGTCTTCAAATGATTTCTTCCACCATACATCTTCATTATGCCGAATACATGCGATCCACCGATTATTCGTTTTGCACCAAAATACTCCACGCACCCCAGAAGTATTATTTTTGTTTAAATTCGCTCGATGTGCTACATTCACACTTTTAGATACTACTCTAAGATTACACCTTCTATTATCGAGTGTATCTCCATTGATATGATCGACAACCTTATTTGGGTCATCGTCGTCTATTCCCAATAACAGGAGTCGATGAAGTCTAATTTTTTTTCGACCGGTTGGACAACCTCTCCAATCCGAAGTAGCGTAGTTGTTTTTAGCGCCGCTTAAATACCAATTTGGTAGCTGTTCGATTAATTCATAATCCTCTTTATCGATGGCAAAAGAAATTCCTTTCAATCTATCCGATTTAAATGGCACGATGACATACATTTTTTTTATAGTAGTATAGAGCCCTTACTCTTTAAGATCGTATCCACCCATCCCGTTACAAAAAATTAAGATACTGGTAATATCTTAATTTTTATGACTATGATATATATATTTCAGACTAATACGAAATTAGTTGGAGAAGGCAAGTCCGCCCATACCCGATTGGATACGAAGGACGTTGTAGTTAGTCGCGAACATGTGCATGGTGGTGGCACCGAGCACGGAGGACTTCATAGTGACAGCAACCTGCGCGTTATCGATGCGGGAGAAGTTGCAAGTGCCGGTAGGCTGGTGCTCCTCGGGCTTGAGCGCGAAAGAGTACGAGTACACACCGGGCGCGGGGTTACCGGAGTGATGGTTGAAGGCCTGGACCTGGTTGAAGTACTTGCCCTTCTGCTCCTTGAAGCGGTCCTGACCGTTAAGCACAAGCTTGAAGGTGGACAGGGGACCGGCAGCCTCCTCGGTGTA